AATACTAGTCCACCTTTGGTTTTATCTTTCATCTTGAAAGGTAAAACTAAAAGCCGCCAACCTGTTGGTTGAGGAAGGTTCTCTTCTTGCCTTTTATATTTTTCTTCTAATGCTGGTTTATTTTTTGGGATCGGTTGTGTCGATGACTGTTCCTTCATTTTTTTGCTCCTGTTTTTCTAGCAGGCTAGAGAGTTCCTGTCTTGTTGCCTCTAAGGCATTTATCTGTCCTATGATATAGTTGTATTTCTCCATATTGTCAATACCTCCTGACGTAACAGATAAAGACAAGGTCTGAAGACGCTGGGTTATAAATCGATTAAGTTGTACAATAGTGCTTTCTAGATCCATTAATCCTTTCTTATGGCTTTATTTTATCTCCGTAAAATGTTTCTAAACTCTTGTTGGAGACTTTAACATCCCCTAATTTACTGTTCATATGACTACCTATATAAGGAGTATTAACCCCTCTAGGTGTTTCTAATTTAGATGTCCAGCCTTGTTTGTTGTTTTTGAATTTTGTTTTAAGACGCGTGGACATTATTTATTAAATCCTTTTCTATGCCAACGACCGATGCCTTTTCCGCTAGAATCTTTTAACTCTTGTGCTTGGCCCGTTGCTTCCATATGTTTAAGGGTTTTCTTACCTTTATCAATGTCTTTTACAGCCTTATCAATTTTATCACTACGTTTAATACCAAAATGAGTTTTTACTATTCTTTTTCTACTTTTTGG